AACTTTGATGAAACTTATTGCAGCACTATTGTTGATCGGTGCTACAACTGCTCCCGCATTTGCTGGTGGTCCTGTAACAGGATATAGATCTAGGGGTGGTTATGCTGAGCAGGAAAAGTGTTACAAGAGAGAATATCGGGAAGAATATATTCCAGGAACAATGAATAATCCGGGTTATGTAAAACGATATAATAAAAAAGTACAAGTTCCTTGTGAAAGAGAATATATCCCTCAGACTTTTCCTCATTATCACTATGAAGAACCACATCCCAACGTGGGTAATGTGGATAACAATTCCTGTAGAGAAGGTACGGTAGCAGGTGGACTTTTGGGTGGTGCATTAGGTGGAGTTCTGTCCACTAAAGATAACTGGATCTGGGCAATTCCCACTGGTATTGTTAGTGGTGCTATGGTAGGGTGCCAGGTGGACGGTGGTTGAAGTGTCCACTTTTGACACCATCCACTCTGATCTCGTGTATATTAAAAGAGTCAAAGGAAAACCACTCATGGCAACTCGTTCACGCATCGGTATCGAACTTAAAGACGGTTCTATTCTGTCTGCTTATCACCACTGGGATGGTTATCCGCAGTGGTTGGGTCGCATCCTGAACACTCATTTCAATTCTCGTGAACAAGCAGCAGATCTGATTGACGGTGGCGATATGTCATCA